ACGGTTGAACGTTGACCTCTGAATATCAGCTTGTGGTACTCTGCTGAATTCATGTTTCATAACTGTTGGTAAATTACCTGTACGACTGTCTAACATTTATTTATCTCCGAGTGTCTCTACTTCGATTATTTTTTTCTTTTCTTCAACCGCTATTTCTGCGGTTGAATCTTCAAACGTACCCAAACGATGTAAACTATAATCTGCTGGGTGTTTTGCAAACGGATGATTTCCGTCTGCTACTGCCTCTTGCAATGCTCTTATTGCTGTTCCATCTGTAACTTCCAAAAAAGGCGCTGAAAAAACTTCTGCTTTTCTGTCATATACTGCATAATAAACTTTCTTCATCTGAACTCTCCTAAAGATTTCTAACTAACTTTTCTAACTTTCTTATTTTTACTTCTTCTTCGACCCATAATCTATCCATCCTACTATCGTAGTTAATTATAGGGTCATCCATACTTTCTACACGCTTTTTCTTAATGTCAACCATTAATTCTTCATCGCATAACTTATCATAATATCTAGGTGGCCTAACCTCTTTGCCATTTACAACTATAAAATCGTGTTTATGGCAATCATGCCACCCATACTTTTCGTACCATGTTGCGCCGATGCCCGGCCTTCTACTCATGGTACAATATTCAGGTTTGATTTCGTTTAACACTTCACCTGTTTCTAAATCAACCTCGCGATAGTGTTCTATCGCCTTATATCCTGTTATCTTTTTCATCACATACCGCGCACAATACGCGGCACTTTCAAAGTTAACATCTCCTATTGTGTGGAATCCATACGGCCATAGCTGTTTTAATTCTTCACTTACATACAACCTTATATCATCTCTTATCGACCACAATTTCTTATCTTCAAAATCATGCCCAAATAATAAAGCATGATAATGTGGTCTTTTATTCTTATCACCGTATTCACCACAATGGAAAAATCTAATCTTATGCTTATATCTTTCCCTTAATCGTTTCATAAATCTCTGAAACTCACTTACATCCAGCGAAGCTGGATTTTCACGACTCGACAAATACTCATTGTCGAACGTCAAGGTTATAAAACAATTGTTATCGTGCATTTGAGCTTCATGGACGCATCTTATCGCCCATTGCCGACTATAATCCAATCGGCAGCCTACACACCTACCACAAGCTAAATTAAAGCCCTTTGCAAGGGCAAAGGGCTTATCAAATACTACTTTGCCGTCTAGCTTGTAGCCAACTAGCGGATTGTAGCAGGGCATTACGTTCTAATACCTCCACGCATTGGCTTAACGTAATTTTTTGATTTAACCCTGCTTGCTGTCCGACTGAACATCCGCTTGCTTTTACTTTTCGACATTTTTTTCCGATACATAATCATCTGTCCTTTCGTAGAGATTCAACCAAACTTCGCCTTTTTCGTTTGGTATTGGTAATACATCCATTTTTACCCAAAACTTGTCACCCTGTTTTTGGGCTATTCCTATTTTTATCCAATGACTTTTACCGTCATTATTCTTAGCTTGTACTAAATTATATCTTATCTTATCCATGTTTTATCCTCCTGACTGTCAGTGGGCACATTTACATCTAGTAGGTAAATGTGCCCACACGCGTCCTCTACTCCCCAGTTTCCTGGGGAACGGGAGGTTCGGACGCTTCCTTTTTAGCCTTTACAGGCTTTTCTTGCTTCAGGATTGGAGCCTCCTTCAATCCTAATTCAATCATTTTTTCTTCGTTTTCTGGATTCGTTGCGAACTCAAAAAACGTTCCTGCATCGTTACCAAACATTTCACGTAATTCAGCTGGTAACTGATTAAAGTTATCGTTTGCACGATTAACCATATCTAAACTTTCGCGATATTCGTTAATTTCCGAATAATCGCCGTATTGCGCGACACCTCGCGCTACATTTGCAATTAGCCCTGTACGGTCATATTGCTTAATAATATTACGCACATCCGCGTCTTTCGCGAAGTGCTGTTGTGTTAATGATTCGCCTTTAGGCTTCATCTGTACTCGCTTACGCTCTGCATATCCTGTTTTAAACTTCATTTTACAATTCCTTTTATTCTTTCAAATAAACTAAAACCTTGCTCTGTTATTGCTTTTAAACCCAAATCTGTCGCCATATCCGCGAACTGACTTATTAACTTTCCTGCTTTTTTACCACTTATATCTAATGGTGTTGGACCTTCGCCTTGCATTCCTGCTGTTGATGGCAACATTCCTGCTTTTTTCAACTCAACCATGAAGGACGAAGCTAACCCTCTATATGGTTCTCTAAGGTCGCTTAAATCACCTTTTAACGCACCTTCAAAAGCTCTTAATGCTTTACTTTCAAAGACATTTTTGGCTGTAAATTGTATTTCAGCCATTGTTATATTATTTTTTTCCAACATATCGAGAGTGCGTTTTTGAATATCTGCTTGCACTCCCGTTAACCTTGCCTGCTGTTGCATTTGTTTTGCTGATGAGACGCCTTTATATCCCTCAACAGCTGCGGCACCTATATTGGGCACCGAGTACGATGCACCTGAAGGTGTACTCGCTCCACCATATTTTGCCGCTAATATTGGATTTATACCTGCTTTACGCATGTCCGCCATTTGGCGTTGTATAGCTGTTCCAGACATTTCTCTCTGGAACTTCATTTGTTTTTGTGCAGATTTATATGATGCTAGTCCTTGTATAACTGCACCTGCACCAGCTGCTAACGCACCCCAAGCCATTATTTACACTCCGATACGAATATACCTAAATTAGCACTAATGTCACATACAATGCTCGCCCAATTATCAAAGCCGTGATGCATGAGCCAAACCACAACGCCTCCAATAAGAATGGGCGCAGCAAAGCGTTTAAGTAACCCAATATAAATCGCATATTTCGCTTTCATAAATCACCTAAAAATGGTCGATTAAACCGGGTACACTGTACACTGGCATCGGACGAGTAGTTTTCATATTAAAGTACCAATCAAATATTAAATCTGGTTCATTTGTAACCGCTACAATACGGTCTATTGGTGGGTTTTCTTCTATAAACGTATTGTTTAATACTGGTAACGTGCTGAAATCTTGGCTGAGATGCCAAACATCCAGCGACCCTGTTGCCGCACTACGCATTTTACCTGTAATCTGTGACGGCTTATATCTATATTCAGCGTACCTTTCTTGATATCCAAAGACATCTGCATCTACTGACGTACCTTGTGTATAAATTTCTTCATTTAAAATTGCCTGCTCACCTAAATGTGACAATGCAGGCCAATAGAAATCCCAACGGTCACGCCGCTTCCACATACGGTTCATACCTTGCTGATATGTCAAATCTGCAAATACATTTGCCATACCAATTATAACGCCATGTTCTGTAAATGACTTTGTAAACCCGTGTCCTCCAACACCAACTTGCGCCATAGCAGCCAAATTACCTTGCGGCGTTGTTGCATCTGTACTACTGGTCTGTGGTACTGCTTCAAAACCAACGTTAGTCTTACCACCACCCAGATACTCTGGACGCTGTAAACGAGCGTCTGGCGATGTGACGCCAAAATGACTTTGTAAAATTTCTGTATAACGTGTACCGCCTCGCGCATCGCGCTCATACAACCGCTGAATTTGGAACGCTTCACGCAACTCATTTATTGTTGCTGCTGTTGCGTTTGATAAATCAGCGAACATTCCTGTACCATTAACATTTGTTTCCCATTCGTAACCTTGTGGATGTGAAACTGGATAATAACTTGCATTACCTCCTATCGGTACATTATAACCGCCTGTACCTGTTCCAGAAAAATAACTTCCTGATACTACATTAGCAGTAGTTCCTAGTGGCAAATTAACTGCATCACCTTTTTGTGGCCAAGGCAACGCACTAGTGAAATAATCATGACGCTTGCCACGTTTCAATAACACATAATCATTAATACTATCTGGACCGTCATCTAGGTCAACAGGAACGCTGTCCTGTAAATTTTCATCTCTAAACCATTCATTCCAAATTAAATTATATGCTCTACCATGAAAATTATTAAATTCGATTCCATTTACGTTAATTGGCAAACCCATGTAATCAAAAAGTGTACTATCTCCAATACTTACACCTGAACCCAACGTAATTTGTGGTACTAAATAACTTGTACTATCTGTTGGGTTATCCTGAGCGCCATTGAAGCGCTCCCAATTCTCCCAAAGCAATCTGTTTGGTACAAAAAAGAAAAACGTCTCTAAATAGAGATTATCCATAATTGGATAAATTGGGGTGGCCAATCGGCCAAACCCCATCGCGTTAACACTAAACGTATCGCCAGGTAAAACCTCATCCACAAATATTGGTACTAAATACCCTGCGTCAAACGTTGTTTTAAGACCGTGACTACGGTTGAACGTTGACCTCTGAATATCAGCTTGTGGTACTCTGCTGAATTCATGTTTCATAACTGTTGGTAAATTACCTGTACGACTGTCTAACATTTATTTATCTCCGAGTGTCTCTACTTC